TTAGGGGGCGGCGTAGATCTTGCGTAGCTCACGCGCGAGGGTGCTTTCGGCAGCGGTGATCAGTCCAGTGGGGAAGGGTACGTAGACAATGCCGGAGAGGTTAGTGGGCACGCTTACCCCATCCTCATGGAGAAGAATTACACGAGAGCGCCCATATCGACCGTGGAAGTACCCGATTTCATGCATCACGTTCTCGCGCGCTCGGGCTTCTCCTGAGGCGGAGGCGTCGTCACCAGTCATGACGATAACCGCACTGTCGCACTCGGTGGAGGCCCGCTCCAGCTTTTCGATGATGGTGGCCCCACCGCTGGCCTCTTGGGCAAGCTCCAGGGTTGCCAATCCGAGGTCTTTCTCGATGAACGCCTGGATCTGTCGCCAGTCTTGTGCACGGCCATGCGTCAGGAACACACGGCGCAAATCGGCTTTTGCCGATGGTGGCGGCATAGTCAACTCGCAATTGGCGCGAACCTCGAACACTTGATCGATGGTGCGCATAAGGTGTTCGAGCTGGTTTCGGTGGAAGTAGCCGGAGGCCACGCCACTGACTGCTTGAACGGCCCGGGGCGAGCAGCCAACGTCGGGGATGTCATCAAACAGGTCGGGGTGAGAGTTTCGAAGAGACTCCATCTGCCGTTGCATGCTGACGAAGTAAGGCATGACCTCTTCGATCGTCCACGTCGCCCTTGCGTTACCTCGCTTTTCCTCATCAAGGGCCAGTGAAACAGCCTTTCGAATGCCCGCCAGCTTGGCCATAGCGATGCCAATGCCGTCCATGTTCGCTCCGCGAATCTGATATGACGCGAGTCTAGCGGAACCCGGACGGATGGTTCCGCTAATTTGAGGGGTTTTTCAGCGCTCGAAGATGGCCATACCCCCGAAGATGGTTGCGATACGCCTCAATCGAAGCCGCCCAAGCTGCCTTGGCGACCTCTGGCCCGGCTGCGACAATACGGCCGTAGCTATCGATCACTGCTAACTGGGCTGGCCGACCCTCACTGTCGGTGACAGTGATTCCTTCAAATATCACCGCCCCGATGATTGGCTGCCCGGCGAACTTCTCAGCGGCGCTCATTTCCGCCTCCGGCCGCGCGCTGCCGCTGCGGCGATTCTTCTGCCAGACCGAGCTTGAACTGCAACACATTATCGGCAGCCGGCGGAACCGCGGCCGGGCGCGCGCTGCGCGCCGGACGGTTGAGTCGGCGCCACGCCTCGATGGCCTTGTCGGGATCGGTGTGCTTGCTGGTCGACCTGCAGGCGCACTCGACCAGGTGGCCACCGCCGGCGGTGGCGCAGCGTTTATCGTGGATGTGGCGCGCGCGGTGGCCGGCGGCGCAGTTCGGCAACCCTTCCGGGTGGCTGATATGTTCCTGGGTCATGGCTTCTTGCACTCCTCGATGTGGGCGACCAGCTTTTCCAGCAGGAAGGCGGCTTGCTCGGCGCGCCTGCGGCGTTCGTACGGGTTGAGGTTCTGACGGGCGTCCCTGAGCCATTCCAGCGGCTCGACCAGCCATTGCGGGTCGAACGGGAGTAGGGTTCGCGGGTCGACGTTCTTGACCAGCGGGGAACAATCGGGGCCGGCCCAGTCCTCGCCGTCGCCGCAGCGAACGCAGACCCCGCCCTGGAAGTCGTGGACCTTCTCGGGCTGAATTACGCGCGGGGTCTCGAACAGGGCGCGGACAACGAGGCCGCGCTGGTGCCCGCCATACACGTGGCCGGCGTCGGCCTGCATCCAGCAGCCCGGCGCATGATCGTCTTTGTGGCGGTACTCCCAGCGCACCGGCTGCGCGGTATAGAGCGCTGTCATCAGGGTGTCGGCCCAAGCACGCACCTGGTTGGCGGCAACGCCGCGGCCGGCTGGATCGACTCGCCGCATGGCAGAGACGACCGCTGCGACAGGCGACGATGCCTTGGTGGCCTCGACAACGGTGGCCGGGGAAACGGGCAGTGGTGCGGTCATGCGAACAGGTCCAGTTGGGCCGGCAGTGCAGGTGCGCGCGGCGGTGCTGGCAATGGGGCGGGAGCGGTGGCGCGCATGCGTGCGCGCTGTGCAGCGTTGAAGGCGAACCAGAAGCCGAGGCCGTGTCGGCGCGCCCGGCATTCCGAGAGGAACACGCGCGCTGTGTGCTTGGCCTGTGCTGCGGTGAGCAGCTGGTCAGCCATGGGCGGGCTCCTTCTGCTGGAAGTGGTGCACGACGATGACCGCGCCGGGCAGGCCGCTGTCGACCAAGGCGCGGCGGTTTGCCTCGCCATATGCGATCAGGCAGATAGGGCCTCCGCTATTGCCACGTGCGCGGGTGCCGTCTGGCCGGTGGAAATGAGGCCGGTTTGCCAGCATCAGCACGGCACTGGCGCGACGCCACACGTAGCGCTGGAACATCGCCGTCTCGGTGCGAGCGAAGGCCAGTGCGATCCCGTTCCCGTGATCGGCCATGCGCGCCAGCCATGCCTCGGTGTGACGCCCGAACGGCGGGTTGCACCACACACGGCCATGCCATTCCGCAGACAGCCCGTCTTCCGGCAGCTCGATGTGCCGGGTGGCGGTCGGCCACGGACGCGGCGACGGAGCGGCGCAAGGGTCAAGGTCGAAGGAACCGAGGGCCGCGATGATCTCTGGAGGAGTCAGCCACGTGTGAGTGCCTGCCTCCGGTCGAGCAGCATATGGATGCGCGGGGCTCATTTGCCCACCGCCTTGCTGTCGATCAGGGCCAGTAGCTGCTGACTGCACGACCTTGCGGTCATCGGGCTTGGGGCCAAGTCGGCCTTGTCTGCCCAGCGCTGCGCCAAGTCGCGGAACTGCCCCAGGTCCACGGCCTGCGCGGGCGGGGCGGCGTTCTGAGCCAGCACTTCGAGGATGGCTTGTGCGTCCTTAAAGTCGCCCATGTACCCGGTCTGGTTCGAATCGCCTTCCCACATGTCGAGAACGGCAGCGGCGCGGCGAAGTACGGCGGCCTCATCGATCTCCCCCACCGGCTGGCGGGCGGCCAGTTCAGCCTCAGCGCGCAATGCACGTTCCTGCCAGTGGTCGATTGCTCCGTGCAGCGTGCCATCTCCTGCTGCCAGGGCATCGTCCATAGTCACCGGCTGGTGGGCGGCGATCTTCTTGCCTTCCTCCAACCCTTCCATGTACGCGGCACGCTCGCCCTCGGTCCGCGCACGCAGCTCATCGGACCCTTGCACATACACCGGCTGGCGGGCGGCGAGGTCTTCTTCCAGCTCCTCGATCCTGTCGTCCTGCTGCAGGACGCGGCCCGCGATCTTCTCGGCGACCTCGACCTGCCGATTAAACGAGTCCAGCAGCTTGTCGTAGTCCTGTTGCAGCGCTGCCAACGCATCCTGACCACCCGGGGAGTGCTGGGCGGGAATGATTGCGTCCTGTAGCTCCATGGCCTGCTGGCTGTAGCCGATGCCGTGAGTCCCGGCGTTGTACGCGTCACCAATCAGGTCGCGTGCGCGGTCGTACGGCACAGTTGCAAGCCTTACCCTTCCACCGGGCAGCACGTCCGCCAGGGTCTTGTTGTCGTTGCTCATGCCTGCATGTCCTTGCTGTTGGTGGAGCGCGCGCCGCGCGCCCTGGCTTCAAGTTGTTCGGCCACGCCGAGGTAGTAGGCGTACCGCTCCAGACGGATCGATTCGGGGAACTGGAAGTGCTTGAGCGACTCTTCCGCCTGCACGCGCCAGGCGGCTGCCTCGCGCGCTGGGTCGTCGTCGAAAATGTCCATCTGGACCGGCTTGGCCACGGGTCAGTGCTTGTCGACGGCGCGGTGGCGGCTGTAGCCGACGCCTTCGATTGGGATGCCACACCAGGTGAGCGTGGCGCCGGGGATTGGCTCGGGCTTCGCTTCGCGCCATGGCTGCTTCGACCCGGCCTTGCGCGCCCGCATCCATGCTGCCTTGGCTTCATCACGATGAGGCTTCTGCATGCGGGCGAGGATCCGGCGCACACAGTGCTTCAGGTCTGAAGCCTGCACGACGATGCGCGGTGGCCGCTGGCCCTTGGCGGTGGTATAGCCCTCAACGAACCCGGCAACCTGCTCGCGGATCAGTTCAACTCGGGGGAGTTCGCCGTTCTCCTTCTTGGCGAACTCGGGCTCGTGCTGGAAATCGACAACGACTGAATCGGTCATGGCGGATCTCGATGTGGAATGGGTTGCCGGCTGTTGGAACCCGGCCGGCGCGGGCTCCCTGCGCTACAGGAAAGAGCGCAGGGCAGGGGGTCAGTGGGTGTCGTCGGCGGGCAGCGGTGTGCGCGCTCGCTCTGCCGAGCGCTGGCGCATCTCGTCGCGGAACGCGGGCCAGTTGCGCCGCAGGTCGCGCACGCCGCACCAGGTGAAGAAGACAACGCCAGCACCAAAGGGCGGGAGGAGGGAGCCGGCACCGGTGTAGATGGCGCGCGCGAGCAGCGCCAGCAGCAGGCCGACGACGATGGCGCAGTAGAAGGGCAGGGCCAGGTGGCGCATTACTCGGTCTCCTGTTCGCTGGTGGGCTCGGCCGGCGAGGGCGCCGGGCTGACGGGCGGTGTGATGGGCGGGATGCCGACGGCCATGGCGGCGAAGAAGTCGTGGTCGGTCATGCGGCCCCCTCTTTGGCGCGAAGCGCCGGCTTGCGCTGCACTTCGCTCAGGGTGCGGTGGCAGAACTCGCACTGGCCCTTGCCCCAGCTTCCGCCGTTCCACCGGTGGCGCTCTCCGACAGGCTTGCCCGTCTTGGGACTTCTGCCACCGAACACACGGCAGCTATCGACGACTGGACGGCTCATGCGACACCGCCTTTGACTCGGAAGAGGGCAACCGCGCGCCGCGCCCAGGCTTCGCGCGCCGCCTCGAACGATTCGTGATCGCTTGGCGAGTTGAGCCATCGGTCACGGGCTTGGTCGTAGTCGTCATCGGCTGCAACCAGCGCATCAATGGCCTCGGCCGCTTCCTGCAGCGCGTCGGCGTAGCGACGAGTGTCCGCGCCGTCGTCAGCTGCTCCGTGGAGCGCACTCACCGCGTGGCGGATGGCCGGGATCCTGGAGGGGGCGCTCATGCAGCACCTGCCTGTGCGCGCGCTGCGCGGCGAGCGGCGGCGACGGCGCCGGCTGCGCTCTTGCCCTGCCGCAGGACGGCATTGGCGGCGATGCTGGAGGCGATGACGACCTGGTAAGGGAGGAGGCCCCAGCGGCGCCCGGCGCGGGCGACGATGCCGGCGGCTGCAGCGGCGCGCTGAGCGGTGGAGTGGTTGGCGAGGGCGGCGCTCATGCGGCGGCGCCCTGCTGCGCGGCGCGCAGCTGCTTGGCGGCTTCCAGCAGCTGGCCGGCATAGCGCTCGGCTTCGTCAGCGGACTGGAGGAGGCGGGCAGCGCCCAGGTCGGAAACCACCTTCGCGCTGAGGCTGTCGGTGGCGACGGTTGGCGTCGACTGGCGGACGCCGAGGGAAAGGATGGCCATGCGGATCTCCTGCGCCCGGCCCCGGGATGGGGCGGTGTTTGGCGCTGGAGACAGTAAAGCAGCGCTTTAGTCTCAAGTCAAGCAATGCTTAAGAAATTTGTGCGAGCCAATAGAAAAGCCCCGTCGGAGCGGGGCTTGGTCGCGTTGATCTGCCGACTACTGGGCGTCCGGGGGAGCCAGTCTGGTTCGAACGCGCTCTAGAGCCGCTTGAGTTTCGTTCTGAACATTGTTGCCAGTCAGGCGCTGGGACCGAACCTGGCCGAAAGCCATCTGGGTTTCGACCATCTGATATGCGGTCAGGAAGACGCCATGATTCTGCTTAGCGAAGGTGAATTGGATACTCACCTCCGGAGTCGTGGAGTAGGAGTTCCCGATTAGCGTCTGCGTTAGCGCTGCCTGCATCCCCTGCATTTGCATCTTGCAAGCCACCGTATTGCTGGACACGTTGGCCGAACCCCCCATCTCTGCGCAGCGTAGGACTAGGTCATCTCGGACCTGCTCCGTATTGACGAATGGAATGAAAACCTCAGCGTTCCCGGAAGCGATTGGCTTATTGAGAGCCTGTTGTGTTGCGCAGCCAGTGAGTGCGACTGCAGCTGCGACTATCGCAAGGTACTTCATGATTCCCCCTGTGTCCTTTGCTTCTTGATGAACGTCTTCCGTGCCAGCCGGTCCAACACTGCCGGAATAGGTCAGTTGAATCGGTCGATTCGATTTCTGAGGTACACCTTGCCGCCGATGACCGTGTTGCGAGGCATTGCGAACGCCGGATAGAGCGCAGCGTTAGCGCTGACCACGTACACGGCATCGCCCCGATCCTGAAGGGCCTTCACCTGCTGCCCATTCCCGGTATTGATCAGGTAGATCCCATCACCATCAAAAGAGGTCACCCCAGTGTCGACCATCAATGACTCGCCGGGGTTGATAACCGGAATCATGGAGTCACCGCGACCCGTCACCAGCACTAGCCTGCCTGGTGCCGGCACGAACCCAACAACCGACCGTATGTAGGTGGGCGCGAAGTCCATCGCTCGGACGATGTCCGGAAAATCATCATTGATACGCCCTTCCCCCATGTCGGCATCTCCGTCCAGCTGCTGGACGCGAACATAGCTTTGGTCGGTCGCAGAAATCGCGACGACATCCACTGTCTCACCCATGCCGAAGTGAGACAGGGGCTTGCCTGTGAGATGCGCGAGCTTCGGGAGCTTTCGCTTATCGACCTTCCCCGTGCGAAGCCACCCGGAGACAGCCTGCTCGGTCACGCCAAATGCGTCCGCAACACTTTTTTGTGTCAACGAGGACTCTTCAATGGCCGAGCGAATGGCGGCCGCCATAGCGGTGTTGTCAAGCATCGCTTGATTGTCCGGCGACCCGCGCGCAAATGTAAGAAAGCATTGCTTGACCGAAAACTAAAGCAACGCTTAAGCTGTCGCTATGAACCCAATCGCCACCGCCATCGAGAAGTCGGGAGCCGGTCAAGCCGGAATCGCTCGCCTGTTGGGGGTATCCCCGCAGGCGGTAAACCAGTGGGTAAGCGGCATCAGGCCTGTTCCGTCTCGCCATGTGCTCGCAATTGAAGCTGCAAGTGGGATTTCCCGCCATGAGCTTCTTCCAGAGGTGTTCGGGCCAGCTCCCGACGCCGTCGCTCCGCTCAGTTCTGCAGCATCCGGTTCCCAGGCCGCCTCGGCCCTTGTTGACAGCCGTATGAGCAAGCGCGCGCTGTGCTCCCGGCTGGGCCTGAGCAGCGATGCGCACTTGGCCAAGGTGCTGGGTCTGCCGGTGGAACAGGTTAGCGGCTGGGCTGACGAAGACATGGTCCCGGCGCTGCCGCAGGTTATGAAGCTGCTTGGCCACACCGACCAGCAGGCCCCGGCCGCTCCCCGCAACGACGACCCCGACGCCGACCGCATCGGCCCTGTCGACACCGCCTGAATGGCCATCCCTGGCCGTCGTCCCTGAGTTGTCTCTGTCCATGGCGCCCATCGTGCGCCGCCCCCGAGAGCCTGTCATGAAGCCCACGCCCCATTTCCTGCCCAAGCGCCAGACGGTGATTTACGGATTCACCGAGCAGATGCTGCGCGACACCGGCACCAACCGCCGCAGCTTCGCCATGGTGGTGGCCGATCAGTACCTGTCGATGTACGCGCAGGACGACCGTGAAGTGCCGTTCCGCATCACCCTCGGCGGGGAGGGGGACGGCGACGCAGACAAGAAGCACAACGGCCAGATCCTGGGCCGCTACTTGGACGGCGTGGTTAAGACGCTTCCGGCTGATCTGGAAGACGCTTGGGTGCAGAGCCTGCCCGAGCCCTACCGCAGCAACTGCGAGCGCGCGCTGGGCCGTCGCCGAGGCATTCTGCCGATCCGCATGGATGCTATCGAAACGGCGGCAGACACGGTGGGTGTGGGCCAGCTGATGAAGGACTTCGGCGACCTCTGCGCAGCGATCAGCCCCGCCGTGGCCGATGGGGTAATTGACGATAAGGACCGTCCGCACGGGCATAAGATCATCAACGAGTGCGATGACATGGTGATCAGTGCGTTGACGTTCCGCAAGGCTGTGATCCGCGCCATGGGACTGGAGCTGGCCCGATGAGCCACCTGGCCCGTTCCAACGATCCCAACAGCAGCCACGCGGCTGCGGCGGACGTTATCGCCACCGGCAAGCTGCTGGACCAGCAGACCCGCGCAGCAGCGGCAGTGAAGCGCCACCCGGGGCAGAGCAGCCTGCACCTGGCCACGCTGACGGGCCTTGACCGCCACATGCTCGGCCGACGGCTGCCGGAGCTGGCCCGCCAAGGAACGATCTGGCGCGGTCCTGCTGCCCCGTGCGGCACGACCCACAAGTCGGCATGCACCTGGTGGCCTGTTGCCCCGGGCGAGAACCTAGACCTGGGGCTCTGACATGTCGACCATCATCATGTCGCAGTGCTGGCCGCTGCAGGGCCTGAGCGTCACGCAGAAGGCTGTGCTGATCTCGCTGGCTGATCAGGCCAACGACGACGGAGTGTGCTGGCCGGCGGTGGGCACCATCGCCGCGCGCTGCTGCATGTCGGCGCGCGCTGTGCGTACGGCAATGGATCATCTGGAGGCCGTCGGCCTGCTGACCCGTGACCGCCGGTTCAACAGCAGCACGGTCTACAAGGTCACTCCGGCCAACTTCGACAAGGCCGCTGCGCCGTCGAAGGCTGGCCGTAAGTCTGGAAAATCAGGTACTGCACCGGGCGCAGGGGCTGCGCCCCATGCAGGGGGTGTGCCCGCTGCAGGAGGGGATGCGCCCCATGCAGGAGGGGATGCACCGGGCGCAGGTCTAGGGGTGCGCCCCGTGCCGCCTAACCGTCATATAACCCTCAATGAACCGTCAGGAGAACCGTCATTTCCGGCGGGCCTGTCGGCCGCGCCGCTGGCGGTGGTTTCCGAGACCGACCTACAGGCTGCGTGCCGTGCTACCTGGGCGGCCTACGCCAGTGCCTACCGTGACCGCCACGGCGTGGCACCGGTGCGCAACGCCAAGGTGAACAGCAACGTCCGGCAGATCGTGCAGCGGCTCGGCCACGGCGAGGCCCCACTGGTGGCCGCGTGGTTCCTGACCGTCAACGAGCGCTACGTGGTGCAGAACATGCACGACCTGGGCGCGCTGCTGGCGAAGTGCGAGGCATACCGCACGCAGTGGGCCACCGGCCGTCAGGTCACCGAAGAGGCCGCGCGGCAGACCGACAAGACGCAGACCAACCTTGGCGCCGCCGACGCGGCCAAGGCTCTGCTGGCACAGCGGAGGGCGGCACATGCTCGGTAATCAGGAGCAGGATCGGCTGGTCGATCTGCTGGTGGCCACCGCCGAGGTGATTGGCGACCAGCTCAGCCCGAACGCCGCGGCCTACATGGTTTCGGATCTGGCGCAGTACCCGCTGCCGATGCTGGAGCGCGCGCTGGCGTCGTGCCGCCGGGAGCTGAAGGCGCGGCTTTCGCTGGCGGCGATCCTCGAACGCATCGAGGACGGCCACCCGGCACCGAATGAGGCATGGGCCAACGCGATCCGTGCCGCCGACGAAGGTGCGACCGTGGTGTGGACTGAGCAGACCCGTGATGCGTGGGCGGCGGCGTTGCCGCTGGTGCAGGCGGGCGACAAGATCGCGGCCCGACCGGCATTCCTGGAGGTGTACACCCGGCTGGTGAAGGAAGCGCGCGCTGGACACCGCACGGCCACCTACCAGTTGTCCCTCGGCGGTGACGTGTCCGGTCGGGACAGCGTACTGCGGGAAGCGGTGGCCGCTGGCCAGCTGTCGAAGGAACTGGTGGCGGAGTACCTGGCACTTCCGCCAGCTACGCCGGCGTTCAACCCGGTGGCGCTCCTGGCCGGAACGGTTGAGGCATCGCCGACAGCGGACGACCGAACCCGTGCGCGCCTGGCCGAGATCGTTGCGCTGCTGGAGGGCAAAGCAGCATGAGCCCCGACCACTTCAACGTCGAAGTGCGCCCTGTGAGCGAGCCGGTCACCATCCGCGGCTCCGGCGCCGTCACGACGCACCGCCCGACGCCGTAAGGCTGCGGCAACGGCGCACACCCAGGCCCGCTCCGGCGGGCCATCTCTCTGACTGGGCGCGCGGATCCTCCGCGTGTTAGCCGTGCGCGGCCCGCGCGCCCTGTCGCCACTAAAGGAAACGGCCAATGAGCAAGACCAGCGAAACCACCCAAACCCAGCCGCAGCAGCCCGTGAGCATCCTGCAGTCGTTCACCAACCTGGGCATGTTCGCCTCCAAGGACGTTCGCGCCGACACGATCACCTTGCCCAACGGTGCCAAGGCGCAGTTCCACGTTCGCGAACTGCCGGATGCGGAGTTCCGCAAGTTGTGGGGCGAAGGCGACCGCGCCAAGCTGATCGCAGCGACCATCTGCGACGAGGACGGCAAGCCCGTCATGAACGTGGAGCAGGCCGCCCAGCTCAAGCCGCTGGTTGCTGCTGAACTGCAGCGGGTGGCCATGAAGCATTCCGGCTTCGGCGAAGAGGCTGCCCAAGCCCAGGCCGACGCGGGAAACGGCTAAGGCAGCGCGGCGAGGACTGGTTCTGGAAGGTCCTCGCCGGCCACCTGCATCGCACGGTGTCGGAGCTGCAAGCGAGCATGTCGCGCCGGGAGTTCCTGGAATGGTGGGAGTTCCATAAGCGGAATCCCATCGACCCGGTAAGCCTGCACATCAAGCCCGCTGCCTTCGCCGCGTACATCACCGCCTCACACAGCCAGGGCGGCACCAAGCGCTCCTTCCAGGAGTACCTGGACACCCTCGTGCCGCGTTCCGAGGAGGACGAGGCGCAGGACTGGTTCGATCAACTGGGATGACCATGACCAACACCTTTGGGCGCTTCGCCGCCCTCCCGATCGGGCCGCTGCTCGTTGCGCGCGACGGCGGGCTCACCCTTGCCACTACGAGCGCGGCCGACCTCAACCGCATGGCACGGTCGGACATAGCGCAAAGCGCCGGCACGGTGGGTGCAGAGTTCGCCCTATGGGGTGAAGACGATATGTCAGCGGTGGTAGGCATCGTCAACGGCGCTGCATCGTTGGCCGGCTACCCGGGCTCGGATGCTGGCGGAATCGGCTGGAACCTTGCTGGGGGAAGGGTGATCGCCAATGGCAGCGCGGTCGCGGTAGGGCTCCCATTTGTTGGCCGAGGGGACACCGCTGGCGTGCTGGTGGAGATCGGCAATCCCAACCGCCTTAAGCTGTACCGCAACGGTGAGCTTGTCCACGAGCGGGATTTCACGTTGGCCGGACCACTGCACTTCGCCGCTGCACTCGCCGCAACCAAGGCCGGCGGGCTGTCCCTGGTGGTCAATGCGGGTCAATGGGGCGCACGGAGCCCTGCCGCCGCCGCTGGTTGGTACACCCCAGGACCTGCCGCCGATGTGGTGCGCCTCGCCGACGCTGACTGGCTCACGGCCCCGGGCGATACACCTGCGAACGTTCGCTTCGAGGGGTTGGTTGCCGAGGGCCTGACCCTTGTTAGCGAGATCAGCTTCTGGCCGTGGGGAGGCGAGTCCTTGATCCAGACCAGTGCCGCGGAATGCTTGGTGCTGGATGCTGAGGGGCTGCTGGACGGACTGGCACAAGGCGGTGTGTCTGGATTGCCGGTACAGATCCGAACCGGTCCGGAAGACGGCATGCTCAATGACACGGTGCCTGTGTTTCGCTTCGCGGTGGATCGCATCGAGATCAACGACGACGGCAGTAAGACGTTGCACTTCAAAGATGCCCACGATGATCTTGACGGGACGATCAACCGTGGGGTCTTCCTGCCCAACATTCCCGCACTCGCCTGGAAGCCGCAGCCAGTGGTAATTGGGGCTGTTGCCAGCGTACCCGCCATGGGGGCCAACTCAGATGCCACGGCCATGTTTGTGGCTGATGCGCCGATCTATGCGGACACGGTGATGGACCGCGGGGACACGTTGGAGCCGGTAACGTTCAGCGTCTCGCCGGATGGGCAGCAATTGCTGATGAAATCGCCACCGGTAACCCCTGTGGTGGCAGACCTGTCCAGCATCGGCCCGGGGCAGCAGCCTGCCACACTGCGGCAGGCTATGGCCGATATCATGGGAAGGCTGGGCAAGACAGCGTGGGTAGCGGCTGACTGTGCAGCGATCGATGGCGAAACCGGGTATGCCGGCATTGGCTACTACGCCGGTAGCGCGGTCACTGGTCGAGATGCAATGAACGCGATCCTCCCCAGCTACGGTGCGGGTTGCTACCAGGATCCGAGCGGGCCGCTACGATTCACGCGGGTGATTGCGCCGGAGACATCCGGGGCAGCGCCAGCGTTTGATCTGGGCGAGGCGGACATGGCTGAAGACCTGCTCTGTGTCCCCGATGACGCGCCGAATCTGACCCGCAGGATGGCTTATCGGCCGAACGCCCAGGCGCTGTCGGCATCGGACCTGGTGACAGACGTAGTGGATGTGCCTCAATGGCGCCGCGACGAACTGGTGGGCCTGTTCAGGGCGCAGGTGTATGGGGCCGGGGCGCTCCATCCTCACTATCGCAGAGCTGACGCAGCCGACCCGGTCGTGTCGCTGTTCTGGCGCTCGGTCGACGCACAAGCAGAGATCGACCGAGTAGTGGGCATCTACCGAGACCAGCGCTTCTTCTATCAGGTCACCGTCCGGGGCGATCAGCAGCTGGCCCCGCTTCCGGGACAGATTGGCCGGCTGACTTACAGCCGTTATGGCCTGGCCGAGGGTAAGCCGGTGTTGGTGCGGCGCGTGGAGCGCAACCCTGCCACGGGGGACGTGGTGCTTACCCTGTGGGGATGATGACGTGTTGATTGGATATGGCATGCCGGCGGTGGAAACGGTCACCCTCACCGGCGGAACGTGGCTGTCGGCGGACCAGGGCTCGGCGCTCTTCGATGGTAAGCCGGGGCGAGCGTCGCGGATGCGGCGCACCAGTTCGCTGGCGATCACGATCACCCTGGCCGAGGCTGTTGTGCCGGCGATCATCGCGGTTCTCGGCCTCAACATCCCGCCCGGCGTGCAGGTGAGCGCGGCCGGCGCCAGCGGCACCACGGTGCGACTGCCCGACGGGAGTGTCTGCGCATGGCTGTTTCCGCAGGCCGATGCCCTGGTTTCGACCGTGTCCGTCGAGATCGCGACAACCGCGACGAACGTGGACGTGGGCGAGATCGCGATCTTCCGGGCAGTCGAGGTGGGCATCAGCGACGGCTGGGCGGTGGCCACAATCGACACCAGCGTGCACACCCGTACCAAGGGTGCGCAGGTCAACACGGTTGCTGGACGTCTGTACCGCCGGCTGACGTGCACCCTGTCTGGTCGGGCGACGGCTGCCGTGCGCGGCGGTGGACTGGGCGGGACCGATTGGGAGACGGTGGCCGTTGCGATCGCGGGACGCCGGCGATCCTGCGTTGTGCCGCAGTACCGGGACATGATCAGCAAGGCGTTTGACCCGCTGCTGGCGGCGCGGTCGGCGCTCTACGGCTACTCGACGCAGCTGCCGTCGGCGGAGAACATCAGCCGGCAGTACTTCACCGGGTACATGGAATTTGAGGAAATCCCGACGTAGCTGGCATGATCCCGGCAAATACCGGGAGGTTCTATGAGAGACGGAAAGTGGCTGCCACTGCTGCTATTGACCGCAATGGCTGCAAGTTGTTCACAGGCGCAGGATGATGGATCAAGGAAGGCTTTACTTAGCTGCGTGTCTGCCATTCAGGCAGCTTCGTCAAATCCCGCGGTCACCCATGTTCCTTCCGTCAAGGATTTTGGGAGTGGCGGCGAACATTACTTCGCGTGGCCCGTTGGGTCAGGGCTTTCCGTGCCTCAGCGGGATCGCACCCGTGATACCGATTCCGCGTCCTGCATCACTGATGCTGCCGGCGTGGTGACTTCGCTGACCATCAACGGGACCGAAAGACCACTTAGGTAGTCCAATTTTGAGAACCCGAAGCCCGCCCTGTGCGGGCTTTTTTTTTGGGGGAGAGATCATGAGCCTGTATACCCTGACTGTAGACCTGTTGCTGAAGTCGGGTTCCTTCGAGCGCGACAGCGGCAAGGCGGCGCGGATTGTTAAGCGGGATATGGCAACAATTCAATCGGCCATGTCCGACGCAGTCCAGCGAGGAGCTGATCAGGTGGCGTCTGGCTTTCGGCGAGTAGCTTCCGAAGCCATCGGAATGACCTCCGCTCTGGCTACCGCAAAGGCGGTGATCGGGAAGGCGGATGAATGGACGAACCTGAACAACAGGCTTCGGCTTGTGACAAAGGACCAAGTCGCGTTCGTTGCCGCGCAGCAAGACGTGATTCAGATCGCCAAGGCGACGCGTCAACCGCTGGGCGCCACCGCTGAGCTGTATCAGCGTATCGCAATGAATCAAGATGCCTTGGGGCTTTCGGGGACCGGTCTGGCACGTGTGGTCGAGACCATCAGTAAGAGCATGGTAATCAGCGGCAGTAGCGCAGCTGCAGCCGAAGGTGCACTGATTCAGTTGGGCCAAGCATTCGCGTCGGGCACGTTGAGAGGCGAAGAGCTGAATTCAGTGCTTGAGGGCGCCCCAGCCCTTGCTCAAGCCATCGCCAAGGGGCTGAATGTCCCGATTGGCAAACTGCGCGAACTGGGTCAGGCCGGTCAGTTGAGCGCCGACCAGGTGGTGAAAGCTCTTCAGAATCAAGCAGCCGCGGTCGACGATGACTTCGGCAAGATGGCTGCGACGGTCGGGCAGTCGATGACCCTGCTCAACACCAACCTGTCGGAAATGGTTGGTCGCGCTGACGAGGCCACGGGGGCGTCGCAATCACTCGCCGCAGCAATCGGTCTTGTTGGCAACAACCTCCAGGCCATTGCCGTCGTAAGCGCTGCATTCGCGTCCGGGCCATTGCTCAAGAGCCTGATGTCGCGCGTGGCGGCTGCAAACGCAGGCGTCGCCGCCGACAGAGCAGCCGCAGCGCAGAACGTAGCAGCTGCTCAGCAGCTCGAACTGCGCACCCGTGCTGCCATGCTTGATGCCCAGGCAGAAGTCCGCCGCGCGGCGGCAATTGGTGGAAGTGTATCTGTAAGCTCCAAGGCTGCTGCTGCGACGTTGGAACACCGGCAGGCCACACTGCTTTTGGCTCAGGCGCAAACGCAGGCTGCAGCGGCCAACGCCGGTTGGCTTGCGCGCGCTGGATCGGCGACGCTTGCCATGCTGGGAGGTCCGGCGGGCATTGTGACCATGCTGGCCACTGCCGCTGCGGGCTGGTTGATCTTCCGCGACAACACGAAGATTGCGTCGGCTGCGCTGATCGATTTTGGTGGTGCGGCTGACACTGCCATCGAGAAGTTCAAGACCCTCAACGCCCAGATGCAGGCCGGCGAGATCCTTCGACTGCAGAAGGAGATCGACGAGAACTACCGGACCATCACCAGCTCGATTACGGAGATGGTTGCTGCGGCGACGAACTTTTCCACCGCGAGCCAGGCTTCAGAGTTCATCCAGGAAACGCAGCGGCTGGATGCCGCCTTTAAGGCCGGCAAGATTGGCGCCGATGAGTTCTCCAATGGTCTGGAGGCGGCATGGCGAGCAATGATCGCTGGCTCGCCAGCTGCTGCCACCGTGGCCAAGAGCCTCACGGAAGAGACCGCTGCCGCGGCAACTGCTGGCAGGGAGGTCGATCGTAAGCGTGCGATCCTCGACGCCTTCACGGGCAGCAGTAGCCAGGCGAAGAGCGCAACCGACGCCCTGTCGGGTTCGTTCAACGTTCTAGGCGACTCGGCAGGCGCCGCGGGCAAGCGCATCGCGTCGGCAATGCAGTCGCTGCCGGGCCAGCTCGCCCGCGTCGGCAAGAGCGCGGCCGAAGTCGCAAAGCTGGACGTGAATGACTGGTTCAAGGAGGCGCAGGCCAGCGGCGTCGACTTTTCCAAGCGCGACGACCCGAAGGTCAAGCAGTACATCGAGCAGGGCGCACAGTACATCCGGCTCCAGACCGAGCTGGCTGCCGCGCAGAAGAACTTCACGGAGTCGCGCAAGGCTTCCGCGGCGGCTGAGCGTGCCGGCGCCAAAGATCGCAAGGCAGACGCGGAGGCGATCAAGCGCTACAACGAGCAGGCGGCAATGGCGGCTGCGACGATGGCTGGCCCACTGGCCGAGGCCACCGAGCATCAGAAGCAGCTCCAGGACAAGCTGAAGGAAGCGCTGAAGGAGGGGCGCATCGAGCGGGCCGCGTACAACACGTTGGTCCTGGAGTCGCAGAAGGCGTTGGAACAGTCCAGCGCGGAGATCAAGAAGGCCCTCGCCAGCCCCGAGGCGCTTCTTGCGACGATGGATGCCGAGGTCGCCATGCTCGGCAAGGTCGGCCGTGCACGCGAGCTGTCGCGGCGCGAAATGATGAACGAGCGGGACATGCGGCAAGAGCTGCAGAAGGCGGTGGAGGCCGCCGGCGGCAAGGAGGCCCTGGCGTTGTCCAAGGGGGCAGCGAGCTACGCGCAGTACGAGCAGTCCATGCTGGATGCCGCCCGAGCATCGGCCGATCTGTCCCTGCGCGTGGAGGAGGCTGCTGCCAACGTTGAGGCGTGGGCCGGCGTGGTCGTCAACGGTGTGGGCGATGCCGCCGACGCCATGGCTGACTTCGTTGCTGGCGGCATGCGGGACTTCGACAACCTGTGGGACGACCTGAAGGATGCCGCCAAGCGCGGGCTGCGTGACCTGGCGCGCGAGTTCCTGCAGCAGAAGATCGTGATCCCGATCCAGACGCCGATCCTCAACGGGATGAACGGCCAGGGCGGTGGCCTGAGTCTTCAGAGCATCATGGGGCTGTTCGGTGGCAACGGCGCCGCCGGCGGTGGTCAGAACCTGGGGACCATCGCCGGGCTGCTGTCCAAGGGCCAAGGGCTGTTCAGTGCGGGCGCAAGTGCGGCGAGCAGCGGTGCCAGCGCCGGCAGTCTGCTGGGCTTCGGTAATAACGTTGCCGCTCTCACCGGTGGCGGCGCCGCCGCAGCGGGTGGTTCTTCCGCTGCTGCTGGTGCCGGTGCGGCTGGATCCGCTGCTGCAGCGGTCCCGATCATCGGCTGGATCGTGGCCGGCATGATGAAGAACGCCGAGCTGTTCGATCAGGGCTGGAACATTGCCAACGGGGAGAGCTGGGCCGGCAAGATTGCCACCGCCGGCGCGGTGGGCCTTGCCGACAAGACGTTCCGCGGGCTGGGATTCAACGACAAGGTCGCATCGATCCTGTCCGGGTCGAGCATCCACGCCAAGCTGTTCGGCCGCGGCGCGCCGAAGATCACCGGGCAGGGCCTGACCGGCTCATATGGGTTCGGTGGCTTCGACGGCCAGACCTACGCCGATATCAAGCAGAAGGGCGGCTTCTTCCGGTCCGACAAGAAGTGGACGCAGTACGGGGCGCTGGATCCCGGTATCGATCGCACGTTCGACATGGCGGCTCGCCAGGTGCGCGGCGCCGCCACTGACCTTGCAAAGCAGCTGGGTGTAGATCTCTCCGGGCAACTGGCCGGGGTGAAGGTATCGCTGGGCAAGATGCAGCTGTCTGCGGATTCGGCTGAGGCCAAGGCGCAGCTGGAGGCGTACCTTGCCGACATGACGGACCGCCTGTTCACCGAGGCGGTGAAGGCTGCAGGCTTCGGAGGCCAGCTGGATGGCTACTTCGAGGCGTCGGATGTGTTCAACGCGCTGAGTGCGTCGATTGCACTGGCGGTCGGCAATGCTGACGAGCTGGGGCGCGCCCTCAACGGGATGGAGGTCGACAAGGTCAACAAGGCGGTGGATTACTTCCAGGACCTGGCCAGCGTCGCCGGCACGGACCTGGCCACCCAGGTCGAGAAGGTGACCGGGTTGCTCGGGAACTACGCCTCGCTGATGGCGGACGTTTCCACGCAGCTCATGACCGGCGACCTGTCCAGCTACCAGCAGCAGGCCCTGAGCATCGAGCGGACCTACCGGCAGCAGGTGAAGTCGGCCAACGACTACGCCAAGGCCCTGGGCTTGTCCGGTGCACGTGCCGAGGATCTGGCCAAGATCGAAGCGCTGCGCGCGATGAACATGGGCAAGCTGCAGGCGCAGATCGACAAGGACAAGAAGGCCATGCAGTACGGCCTGTCGATCAGCGACCTGTCTCCGCTGACGGACCAGGAGAAGCTGGGCGAGGCGATGAAGGAGCTGCAGCGGGCGGTGGCCGGTGGGGACACCAGCGCTGCGCAGTCTGCGGCTCAGGCGGCCCTAGGCTTCGGTCGGAACCTCTACGCCAGTGGCAAGGACTACAACGGGCTGTACGACCAGGTGACCGGGCTCATCGACGGCATGAAGGTGGGCAACCTCGACAAGGATGACGGCACCAGCATGGGCCAAATGGCGGACGCTATCGAGGCCCTGCCGGACAACTTCAGCCGTGCCGTGTTCGACCTGGTGGTGGACAACAAGGCTCAGGCGGAGACGACGGCAGCAGTACGGGAAACCAATGCACTTCTGACCGATGCCCGCTCACTGCTGCAGGACCTGGTCTCCGTGACGACGCAAGGGGTGCGGACCAGCACCAGCTCGGCCATTCGCGCGGCTCTCAACGCAAGGTAAGCCACATGCAAGCAAGGAAAATAACCCTGATCGAGATCGGGGCAGGGCCGCTGCCATCGGTGACCCCTGTTCCGCTGCGGGAATCGTCTTGGTTCCCGATCGCGTACGTGTCCCCGGACGTGCCACCGGTGGAGGGTGTGGTGCCCAATCCGGTCGCCGATGGCGTGCTCATCGAGTGGGACGCCGTAGACCAGGAGGGGGTGATCTACATCATTGAGCGCGGACCAACGGCGCAGGGCCCGTGGACGGAGATCGCCCGGGTGGTTGAAACCCGCTATCTCTACAGCGATGGCAGTGGGCAGGAATGGTGGTTCAAGATCACCGCCAGCGTGCGCGGCAAGGCGGGAGAGGGTTCGATCATTCCGGTGAAGCCACCGCCGACGGCGCAGGAGATCATCGACCTGATCGAAGAGCAAAACCGGCTCGGTCAAGAGATGGCAGCGGGGTTCGCCGAGCAGGCACAGCAGATCGCCAACCTGGACGCTGCCTTGAATGCGGCTGTCTATGACCCTGAGATGGCATACAACCCGGGAGCGGTCGTTAAGTGGGAAGGCGGGCTGTACTACGCACTCGTGGAAACGAAAGGGAATTTGCCATCGGATGCGGCCTTCTGGAAGAAGATCGGCGACTACAGCTCGTTGGCGGAGGCGGTAGGGGCTCAGGGCTTGCAGCTGACAAATCACAGCGTTCGCATCGAGCAGACTGAGACTGGGCTGGCGGTCATCTCCGAGCGCGTTGATGGTGTGGCGGCTTCGCTGGATGGCAAGGCCAATTCGTCCGCCCTTGACGCGCTATCTGGCCGAGTCGGCGAAACGGAAACAGGCGTAGCGGCGAACTCGGAGGCAATCCGCCAAGCCAACGCGGAGATTGCCGGGAAGGCCAGCACTGCGGCATTGAGCGCTTTGTCAGGAGAGGTGCAACAGCAGGGCGAACTGATCACGGCAACGGCCACCGGCCTCGATAGCGTTCGCGCTCAGATCGGCGGCGGAAAAAACCTGTTAAGGAACGCTGGATTTGAAGTCGATCTTTCAGGAGTCAGTGTTGGCTACAACCCTGGCGGGGTCGGCATCAACGTTGAGCGCAATCCGCAGGCTGGAACGTATGTCCCTCCTGGCACGAACACTGTCGGGTGGTTCAGGGCAGGCACGCCGCAGGAAATTGTCTCGTTCCAGTTGGAGCCGGTGGCTGTTGAAGCTGGCAAGCGGTACTGCGCGTCCATCTATGGTGCAGCCCATCGGACGACCGGCAAAGCATCCTTCTACTTCTACGACGGCGCAGGCGTGTTCATTGGCGGTGCGGATACCCCTGTCATTCCGAACTGGACGCTCGGTGGCTCGCGAATCGTTGACTTCGCCCGGGTACACGTTTTTATGGTGGCCCCTCCGGCAGCTGCCACGGCCCGGATCTTCTTTTGGGCCAATGCGGCAACAGGCGATTTGCCATTTCAGATATATCTGAGGCCAATGCTGGAAGAGGCATCGGCAGACCAGCAGTCGCCCTCCGCGTGGGAGCCTGGAGCGATGGGTCTGGATACGAAGTACGCGCAGGTTACCCAGGCGATAGAGGCGCGAACGACGATCAATGAGAACGGGATCGCCGAGTATCGAGCCAGCTGGACCATGTCGCTTGACGCCAATGGTCGCGTGGCCGGTATACGTTCGGTGAACAACGGCACGACGAGCACGATTGATTTTCTGTTCGACAAGGTGCGATTTGTGTCCCCTGGCAACGGCCGGCGTATGGAATACAGCGATGGGCACTTCACCGGATACGACGAGAACAACAAGCGGCGCATCCGTCTTGGAACATGGAGCAGCTGATGCCTACTGGACTGCAATGCTGGGACGAGTTCGGCAACATCACCGTTGACCTGACTAGCCGAATGACGCGGCTTCTTGGGGTTGTGAATCAGAGCGCCGGTGGGTCGCTTCAAGAGCCTGCGCTCTCGCAGGGAATCCCATTCGTGCTACCGATCCTTGACCAGAACGGCCTCATGTATCCGGTCGATATCACGGTGCCAACTATCAGCGGTACAAGCGTTAGTTGGACCACACCTGCGAACTTCTACTTTGGGACGTACTGATGCCTGCCGGCTTCCAGTTCATCAACAACAATGACAACGTCATCATTGACGAAAATTTCTTCAACTACGCCTTCATTTCGAAGCACACGCTGACCTTCCAGACTGCAGCAGGGCCGGTCACAGGAGGCTTCGGAAACCAAGCCTTCCTGACCGTCACCGGCGACAGACCATTGGTGGCCGCGCGCTGCAGCAAACCATTCACCGTGAGTCGTGCTCGCCAGGTGAGCGGGGGGTGGGAGTTCGGCTGGATCAGCGTGCATGGAGGCGGCGCTGCAGTCGGCGACACGATGGAGGTATTCGTGTTTGACCGACCTCCCGTCCGGTCCGGCCCGGGCTTCGGATTGCAGGTGTTCGACGCCCAGGAACGCGTTGTTTTCGACTCGCAGAACCGGTACATGCGCGTGGTGGATGCTCGCACCCTGGTGGGCTCTACGCCGTCCGCAGACGTGAACTTGGGTCCAGGCACCTACGCGCAGATCATCACCGTGCCGGGCTTTCGCTGGACCGGCGTGCAAGCCTCGCCGAGCGCGGATTGGCAGTGGGCTTGCTTCGCAGGCTTGCTTACATCAAACGGAAACGGCTACACGGTCGCCCAAGGGGCGACTGGCGAGGGGACATATGCATTCTTTGGCAATCCTGCGCCGCGGGCGATTAGCAGCCAGATGCACATCATGACCGTAAACGTGGCGGGGTACTGATATGGAGACCAACATGGCGTTGATAAGCGAGAGCGCGGCCTTCGGAACCCGGGTGGAAGCAATTGCGCCGCGCATAGGCATCGACTGGAACCCGTACACCAACGATGGCCCCGTAACATTCCACTTCGAAAAGCTGACCACCCAGGCAGACGGCACGGTGTTGGAGCGCACCTTTCTGGGCGTCCTTCCCGCAAAAATCAGTGACCTGTTAGCAAAGACCTACGTCATCACCAACCCGCTGACCGGTGAAGAAAGCACTGAACCTGGGTGGAAGCTCATGGCGATGATTAAGGCCGCGACCGATGCCGTCTATCTTGCGAGCCTGCAGCCGCCAATAGGCATGGTGTCGCAGCCTCCGGTGGAGCCCGAGACGGCGCCCTAACGGGCCATCACGCGGTCACAACGGACTCTGCTGGCAGATTGCGGTCATGTGCTACTCGGCCCAGATCGAAGCCGCTTACCAGAAGCTGGTCAGGATGACCGGCGCCACCCTGTCGCTGCAGGAGTTCGCCGCGCTCTACGCGCACGACCCGGGCAAGAAGCGGCCTAAGACGCCGAAGGCCATGGATGACGCCTTCCGGGCCGGCGCTAGCCCGGCGGAGCTGGCGGTGTGGGCCGAGATCGAGCAATGGAACAGGGCCGAGGCCACAATCCTGGAGCAGGAGCTGTTCGCCAACCGCAAGCGGCTGGCCGACGCTGAGCGCGCGCTGCAGGTGAAGGAGACGAAGAAGGCTCGGGAGGATGTGCGGATCGCCGGCAACAAAATCGAGCGGGCCAAGGCGCGGCTGGCGGACCTGCAGCGCGTTGAGCCGAAGGACCGCGACAGCCGCATCTTCCCCGGCGTCTACGCCCCGGTGATCATCTCCGAGGGCGGGAAGCTGGTCATAAAGCCGATGCGCTACCAGTGCCGCCTGGCCGGGAAGCCGGCCAACTACGACCAGCGGTTCCCCGGCACCTACAACGCCCGTCGCGACAGCTTGGAGAAGTTCTGGGCACCGGCATTCGGTCATACCCACGGCCTGATGGTGGTCGACACCTTCTATGAGAACGTCGAGGGTCCGGACGGGAAGAACCAGGTAGTGCAGTTCACCCCGCGCACGGGCGAGCCGATGCTGGTCGCATGCCTGTGGTCGCACTGGAAGGACCCGGCCGGCAAAGAGTCGGACCTGCTGTCGTTCGCTGCCATCACCGACGACCCCGAGCCCGAGGTGGCCGCCGCCGGCCATGACCGGACCATCATCAACATCAAGCCCGAGCACGTGGATGCCTGGATCAACCCGGATCCATCCGATCTGGCTGCGCTCTACCGGATCTTTGACGACAAGCGGCACCCGTTCTACGAGCACCGTCTGGCGGCGTAGCTGAATGGATGAAGAAAAATGAACTCGTTCATTCGTTGCTCATAAAAAGCGACTCCGGTTGTTGACTGTCTTATCAGTACCGCTATAATCTTCCGTCTCAGCGCGACAGAAATTTCGCAGAGCAGAACTCTCGCCCCCTTCGGGAGTCACGAATTTATGAACAGTCAGAATTTATTTGAAATGTTGAGCGACGATCCCGTCGAGTTCAACATTGATGCCCTAAAGGCGAAGCTCGCCATTGCCCTGGTGGCTTTCGCTCGCGAGGAAGGGCTTACACAAGCCGCAGTAGCCGATCGACTCATGGTGAGCCAGCCACGAATCAGTAACCTTTTCCGGGGTAGGCTGGAGAAGTTCTCCATTGACGCCTTGCTGGCCATGCTCATCCGCAGTGGATACAAGATTGAGTCGACGTTCAATCCATCGAACGTTTCGGCTCCCTTCTACATGGAAGTAAAGAAGGCGGCGCTCTGACGAGCGCCGCCTCCGGGCTTACAGTGCTTTCAGTCGCAATTCAACCGTACGAATCAGCGCTTGGTCGGTGCCTTCGGCGGTCTTTTTGCAGACATGCAAGATGTGAAGCTTCCCGTTTTCCTTGGTGGTGAACACCACGCGAACGGCGGGACTGCCTTGAAGCTTCATTGCCATTGCCGTTTGATTCTTGGACACGTGCAAATGTCCAATTTCCAAATTCGGTGGCTGGCGTGCAAGCAGGTACTCAATGCAGTTGATGACCTGCTTTGCCCTGTGCTTCGGCAGATCCTGAAGAACCTGCTTCAACTCCTTTTCTGCCCTCCCCACGAAAACCAATTCGAGGGGCTTCTTGCTATTGCTGTTATCGTTTGAATCTACTTCGTGCTTCATTGTGGCGGGTTTCCTTAACGTTAATGGGAATGGTTCTCATATGCCTTCTTCCTATTTGGGATAGACACGCCTGCCGGAATTGGCAGGCGTGTTCATGTTATATTCGTACAGCTATAAATTCAAGGGGCGGCATGGGAGCGCTGGCATCTAGCCGCACGGGATCGTTCGTTCATTCATCTGTTCAGCTTGGCGCTTAGGTGAGGTATTAGTCCGGCTATCGCAGGATCTGCGACAGTCGGTCGTATCTTTCCTGCCATGCTTCCCGCGCACGGCTACCAAGGCTTCCGCACCGCCCCGATCCCCTCTGGCTGGGTCCAGACGGGTGAGCGCTGGGCGCTCTGGTACAACGGCCGGGAGACGGCCGGCGTCGAACCTGATGGCGGCCCTGGGGTGCGCCTATGGCTGGAAGGCCACAAGTTTTGGGAAGTGAAGGAAGTGCGCGCGGCCAACGTCCGGCAGGCGAAGCGGTACGCCGAGCGCTGGTGTGCGGCCAGGCTCTATCCCGATCTGCCCCTGCGCCAAGCGGTTGCCCGGCTGACCGACAGCACCCCGATCCAGCCCGAGCCGCCGCTGCCCGGCCTGCCGCCGACCCGTGAGCAGCAGCAACAGGCCCGGCGCCTGGCCGAGGCCGGAGCGAAGGAGGTCGAGCGGATCAAGGCGGCGCTTGAACCGCGCAAGCCGCCGGCAGAGACGAAGCCGCGAGCGAGAGATGCCCGCACCAAGGCATGGGTGAGGGCTGGGTTGCAGCAGCTACGGCGGGGCGTCTGACCCAGCTACTGAATGGGATCATCCGGCAGATCGCGGACTTCTTCGCCACCCCGCCATTCGCCCGTCTGGCGGTCTACATGAAGGACACGGGCGCTGCCGCGCTTCGCCACCAGCACGAGGTCTATGGTGCCCTTCCAGGACCGCGTCTGCTCCGGCTCGGTTCCCCTATGGTAGATCGAGATGCGCTCGAAGGTGTCGGCGACGAGCTGGCGCGCTTTGGTCCGCGCGTCATAGTCCAGAGCTTTCACGCCTTCCTGCAGGTCGGCCCACGCCTTGGCCACGGCCGGCGTGGGCGAGCTGCCGACTGCTGCCATTTCATGCTCCAGAGCTTCGACCTCCGCTTGCTGGGCTGCCAGCGCAGCCTCCATCTCTCTCGCCCGGCGCATGAACGCGGCCGGCGCGTCTCCCGCGTCATCGGCCAGCATGGCATCGGTGATCCGCTCAATCTTCGCGGTGGTGTCAGCTACCCGCGCACGCGCAATGGCCAATCTGCCGCCCAGCGCTTCAGATCTATCCCCGCCCTCGAACAACCGCGCCAGGTTCATCTGGTCCGCGCAGTAACTCATGATTGCGTGTTCAATAGGTACGACGCTGCAGCTGCCGGCAACGGCGCAGCCCATGCCTTGTGAGTTGCCCACGCATATCAAGCGCCGGTGCCCGTGCTGCGGTCCGCCGTCTTCACGGCGCCCGCGATTCATCAGGTTCTGCGCGACCATTGCCGAACCACAATAGCCGCAGTAGGAGATCCGCAGGCCAGTGATCAGGCCGGGAATCTCCCCAGTGCCCTTCTGTTTTGCGCGCTGCTCGGTCGCCTGCTGTAGGTCCGCGAACTGTTCCGCGCTCAGCAGGGAAGGGTAGTAACCGGCCAGTCGGTACTCGTCGCCATCGATCTCCAACACCTTCTCGCCGATCAGGGCCCTGTTGCGGAGGATCCGGTAAAGCTGACCGGCCGGGTTGCCGCCGTTGGTCAACTGCAGGCCCTCTTCAGCAAGGGTGCGCATGATCCTGACCGCTCCATGGCCATCCCTGAACATCCGGATCGCCAGTTTTACCGCCTCGGCTCGCTCGGGCACGAGCTGAAACGTCTTAGTCTCAGGCTCCAGCCGGGTCCAGCTTGGGTCCTTGCCATTCCGGATGACGCCGCGCCAGGTCCCGTCCTGCCACCCCCTGCATTGGCGGTGGATGGCGGCGCGCACGCGCTTGCTCTTCGTATCCGACTCCTCGTGCGCTCGGATCATCACCAGCAGGCTGTAGACCAGGTCCATGGGCTGTGCCTTGAGCCCGGCGCGGTTGTACTCCCGGCCGTCGCTGGCGGTCACCACAGTGATCCCGGCGTTGATGATCTGCGCCAACTGGGCCTGCGCCTGAATCGGCTCCGCGCGGCTGAGTCGGTCGAGGCCCTCAACGATCAATACGGACCCGGCCGGAATGCGGCCGTCATCGATCGCGGCCAGGAAGACGCCTAGGGCGCCTTTGGTCACATGGCGCTGGTGGTATGCCGAGAGGCCCTCATCCTGCATGGACAGGGCGGCATCAAGGGTCATCCCATGCTCTGCGGCCCAACGCTTGGCGTACTCCAGCTGGCGGTCGGCGCTGCTGCCAGCCGCCTGTTTTGGATCACTGAAGCGCAAGTAGCTGTAAACTTTCGCCTTTGTAGCCAT